TAACGCTTGCATATACGGCGGTCAGGCGTTTAGCCTGAATGACCGTTATATGCGTTGTTAGGCGCATTTTTTACAATTTTAAATTATTAATCCTTTGAAGTTAGAAGAGAATAAAGTTTACTTAGGTGATTGGGTGGAAGGCTCAAAGGCTATACCTGACAAATCCGTAAATCTGCTAATTGCCGACCCTCCTTATTTTGAAGTAAAAGGTGAATTTGATTTTGTTTGGAAATCGTTTGATGATTATTTGAAGGATGTGGAATGCTGGGCAAAAGAATGCAAACGGTTGTTGGCAGATAATGGAACGTTGTTTTGGTATGGTTCAGCGAAGCGGATTGCGTATGCACAAATCATCTTTGATAAACATTTCAAGTTGATTAATTCATTGGTTTGGGAAAATACAAACCCTCACAAACAACAAGGCCGTTATTCCGAAGGTTTGCGAAGTTTTGCACCGCTTACGGAAAGAATTTTGATGTATAGCAATGAAGTTGACCAAACAGGATTGGAGCAAATAAAATTAGATGTAAACAATTTCAAACCGTTGCGAGATTATTTTCAAGGGTTGCATTCTTTTGTTGCAGTTTCAAAACGTGTGTTGATTGATGTAATTGGGCAACGTGTTGACCATTGTTTTCGATACAATTCCACACAATGGGATTTGCCAACGATTGAAACATATAATCAATTAATTGAAACGTTTAAAATAAACCAATGGAATGGTTTTAAAGAATATGAAACCCTACGCAAAGAATATGAAACCCTCCGCAGGCCGTTTGATAATTTCATGAATTTTGGCGATGTAATAAAAATGCCAAACTTTGAAACAGGAAGTTATGCCCATGACACGGTGAAGCCTGAAAAATTAACACGTGCATTGATTTTAACGTGTTCACGCAAAGATGACCTTGTATTTGTTCCTTTTGCTGGAAGTGGTACAGAATGCGCTATGGCAGCGAAAGAAAAAAGGCGTTTTATTGGATTTGATATTGAGGACAAATATTGCCAAATGGCTAACAATCGAGCGAAGAAATATTTAGAAAATCGTCAAACGTCAATTTTGGATTTTGTTGATTGATTTTTCTTTTTTTTAATTGCGCCTAACTGAGGCACTGCCGATGTGCCGACGCTTAGAAGGCATGGATCGTACAAGGCCGGGAGCAACGAGTTTGGAAGATGCCACCCGGCCCTAACCGATGGAAAGAAAGAAGCCGGACGTTTCCGGGAATTGCAGAAGCAATGGCGGCACAATGGAGCGCACACGTTGAGTCGGTTTTATTTCATTGTGTGTAACTCCAAGTTCCCCGCCGCCGGCACATAGCAGGTTGCCGGGAAACAACAGTTACCCGTCAGTTTTCAACCACCCGCAAAACCGCCCCGCTGTAATCAGCCTCAACGCTGATCTCCTCTGTCCGGGTGGCGTTGAACGCGTTCTTTCCCCGATATTTCATCCGCACATACAGCCGTCCATCTTTTTCAAAATACTCCGTCCGGAAGTGCTCAAAACTTGCGGGATCGCCCATTCTTTCCTTCACATACGATTTTAGCGCCGGCAGCGATCCGTCAGGCGCAAACAGCCGTTTCACTTCGTTTGCGTGCCGTTCCGCCGGCGTCATTCTTGCGGCACTGTAAATACCGGTGACAAAAGTCCCTACAAACAGGAAGCCCAAAGCAGCAAGCAGGATCAGCAGCGGTTTTTTTGAGTGTTTCGGTGTGGTATTCATGACTATCGGTTTGGTATCAGTTTTTGCTGGCGCCAACCTTTTCCAGCGCCTTTTTAAGTTCCTCGGAAAGCTCTTCCGAAATCATCTGCGCGGCGACAAGCTTTTTCCGCATTTCCTCCAATTCATCCCTTAGCACCTGATTTTCTTTTTCCGGGCGCGCCGCGTTGGCTTCCGGCGGCACATATAACGGCGGGCGGTTTTTCGCAAGTACGGTATCAATTCCAATTACCGCATCATTTTGTAGCATTTGCAACAGTTCGTCAGGACTCATATCAAGGCCGGCGGCAGTCTGTTGCAATGCTTTGCCTGAAAGTTCCCCGCTGTGCAGGACGCGGGAGTAGCTTGAACGGTGGTAGTTTATGCTTTTGGCGAAAGCTTCCAGAGTTTTGAATCCACGAGCCTTTGCCAAAATTTCAATTTTATGCCGCAGTGATTGCATTTCTTTCAATGAAGCGTGACTTTTATTGAAATGTCACGAAAAGTTTCATTTTGGAGTAAAAAAGTGCGACGTTTTGTAGAAAGTTCAACACCGTGTGCTTTATCTTTGTTTCGTCAACGAAAGCAAAGGTAAATAAAAATGAAGCCTGCAACCATTAAATTTCAATACACGGCCCACCACGGCCCCACCTGCTTTGAACTCACTTTTCAGGTAGAAGCAACTGTTTACCCCGGCAGCCCGGCTATCCGACACCGAGACGGCTCTGAATGCGCCGCCAACCCGGATGAGGCAGATATAACAGGCGTTTGGGCAATGGGCGGCTCAAACATTTGCCGCCTTATCGGCGCAAAACTGCTCCGCCAACTCGAACTGGCCGCAATCGATAATTACTACAACAGCCAAAACGTACAGGCTTACGCCGTATCCGATTGCAACTGACACTATGACCACGATCAAGATCACAAATGTTGAAATCGCCCGCGCAATGACAAATGCCGGGTTTCCCATTACCCCTGCTGCCGTCGGACAGTACCGGGCCGGCAAGTTGAAAAACAAGGAAACCGCCCTGCGCATTCGGCAAACGGAAATCCGGCTGAAAAAGAAAGCCCTAGACGGCTTTCGCGCTGAACTCGGGCAGATTGTCCGGGAGGTGGGGCTACACTGAAATCATGGGATTATATACATACCTGGCGCCGGGATTAAATGAAGTCCCGGCTCCTTTTAACACGATTTTTTCACGCAACACAATACTGAAATGGTAACTGAAACTAACAACCCGCCCGCATTCCCGCGATCATACACGGAAATGAATTCTTCCCAGCAAGGAATGTCGCTACGAGACTATTTCGCGGCCAAAGCCCTCGCGGCCCTTATTGTAAATGAGGGGCCAGTTCAAAAGTGGGGCGCTGAATACAGCAGCGTCACGCATGAGTCCGGTTACGCGTCTGACGCTGAACGCGCCTACAGGTATGCCGACGCTATGCTGGCAGAACGCGAGAAATAACTGCACCTGTTTTTAAAATCGCCAAACAGATATTCCAATGTCAAACGCTATCGCTAGCCGCGCACAGGCGGCAATCAAAGCGGCCACAAAACCCGGCACAATGGCCGGCCTGAAAACTGCCGAGGTAGAGGCGCTGCTTGCGCCGTACCAACTCGCTATACAAAATGCCCTCCCTAACGGAGGCAGTCCAAGCCGGATTATTCAGGCGGCTGTCTTTCAGATCACCACAAACCCGGCGTTGGCAGAATGTACGTATCAATCGGTAATCGGTTGCGTGCTTAATGCGTCCCTCCTGGGCGTCTCCGCTCACCTGAAACAGTGCTTTTTCATCCCGTATTACAATTCCAAAATTGGGAAAAACGAGGCCCAGTTTCAGCTTTCGTACACCGGCCTTCTTTCCCTTGCCCGTCGCTCCGGCCTTGTTCGGGACGTATTTGCCGAAGTTGTCAGAAAGGGCGATGTTTTCAAAGTTCAATACGGAACCAGCAAGGGTATTGAACACGTGCCTGATTTGAAAGGCGGAAGCGAGCGCCCTATGGAGTACGTGTATGCGGTCATTCATTACACGCACGGCGGGTTTGAGTTTGTGGTTATGGACCGCGCAGAAATCGAAAAAAGACGCTTGAAAAGCCGCGCACAAAAAACCGAACCTTCCGGCGTCTGGAAAGAGTGGGAGCCGGAAATGTGGAAAAAAACGGCCTTGCGTTCCCTGCTGAAAACGGCCCCGCTTTCCGAAGAACAGTTTGCAGCGCTAACTACTGACGAAGCGGCCGTAACCCCCGAAGTATTTCAGCGCGGGGAGCTGCGCGCAGAAATGATCGCCTACTCAGATGAGGACGGCACGGCAGTTGTCGTCGAGGCTACCGACCTGCAAAGCATCCGCGACGGCGTGCAGGACTGCAACGACATAGACGCGCTGAACGCTTTTTGGAAGCAAGGCGCTGATGAATGGTCGGCCCGCGCCGACGTAATTGAAATTTTTGCTCAACGCCGTAAACAGATCGAGGCATGACCGCTCCACAAAAAGATAACGCCTGGCTAAATGCCAGAAAGGGCGGTATTGGCGGATCTGAAATTACCGCCGTACTTGGCCTTGACCCCTACGAAACGCCTTACTCCCTGTGGGAGCGAAAAACCGGGCGTCGTCAATCTTCACCGGATAACAAATTTACACGCGCCGGCAACTATCTGGAGGCTGCCGTTGCGCAGATGTTCAGCGACGAAACCGGGCTGGAAGTGTACGAGCCGGAAGGCAAACACTTTAAGCATCCGGAATACGACTTCCTGCTTGGAACGCCCGACAGGTTTGTAAGCCTGAAAAACGGCGACGGCGTTCTTGAAATCAAGACTACCCAAAAACGCGGCATTGACCGCGAAAACTTGCCGCTTTCCTGGTATTTTCAGGTGCAGTGGTACATGGGAATTACCGGGAAAAGAACAGGTTATATAGCCTGGCTTTGCAGCGGTACTGATTTTGACTACATACAGGTTGAGTTTGAAAATTCTCTCTTTGATGACATGGTTGAACAAGCAATAGCATTCTGGCAAAACCACGTGCTGGCGGACGTCCCGCCGCCGCCGATCCGCCGGGAGGATATTATGAAAATCATCGGCGAAGTAAAGCCGGAAGCCGTTGAAGCGCCTGACGAAATTGTAGGGTATCACGAAACGATCAAGGCCAATAAGGCCAAGATCAAGGAACTGGAAGAAGCCAACGACGAACTGATTGAGGCGGTCCAATTACTGCTGCTGGAAAAAGAAGTCGTGACGTGGAAAGGATCAACGCTATTCACATGGAAACAGCAGCGGCGCAAATCGATTGATATGAAGGCTTTGCAGGCCAACGACCCGGACCTATACGAGAGGATTCAAAATCAATACGAAAAAGAGACCCTGGTCAGGGTATTCCTGACAAAGTAGTTGCGTGTTTGGCGCGGCGTGTAGCTCAGCTGGTCAGAGCTCCGGCTTGCCGGAAAGTCGCGGGTTCAAGTCCCGTCACGCCGCCGGGATTATCGAAATCTGTAAGGCGGCCTGCCCGTCGCAATGATTGGGCAGGCATTTTTTCACAATCTAAAACTTTTCTCATGACCAATATGCTGCAAAGAACTTCGGCGCCGTCCTGGCTGTCTCAATCAGACTGTCAAGGCGCATCAATTGAAGGAATGCCGGAGGCAAAACGTTTTTTTGTAATCAAAGGAACCGCCTTTGTAAAGGCCGTTGCGGATTGCAAACGCATGGGTGGAACACGGCGCTTTGAAATGAATATTTCGCTGCTCGAAAACTACCTGTGGGCCGTCAATTACCTGCACAAAATCCGGCAACATATCTGCCGAAATTACGGTGTAATGGAATCAGATATGCACCTGACCGAAGAATACAACAAAACCGCTACCCTGGAATACACAAACATATTCGGGGCAACGGTATCGTTCACTATCAATTACAGACAATGATTTATCTGTCAGCCGTAATACTGTCAACCCTCATTTTTCATCAGGAAATTAAAGACGCATGGGAAAACTTATCTGCCTGATCGACCAACAAGGGGAGCCGGTATATTTTGAGCCGGCTAACCTTATGGATCAGGTCTTTGATGCCGGCCTGATTGAATTGCATGGCGCTTCAAAAGCCGCCGCGCTTAACCTTGCCCGGAAGGTGCTGGAGGTACGTGACCTGCAAAAGCGGTATTTCCAAGCCGGGCAAACTGACGGGCAGAGAAAAGCCACCTTGGAACAGTGCAAGCGCCTGGAAAAGGTGCTGGACGAGCTGGTTTCTAAATTTCTTCAAACCGTACCCAACTTGCCATGAGAATTACATTCAGAAACAGCCGGTTTGAAGCAATTGCTTCCTATCAGGAGAAGGATGCGCTGAAATCTGCGGGCTTTCGATGGGACGCAGAATCGCGCTGCTGGTTTACGGCTCTGACGGACATTGCCGCGCAGTTCCGTGACGTTGCGGATGAAACAGCCGTACAGGAAATGGATATGGTATCCGAGAAAATTGAGCGCTCAAAATCTGCTCAAATAGACGCCTCTGTGCAGATACCGGCCCCTTCCGGACGCTCTTATTTCCCGTATCAGCACGCAGGTATTGCATTTGCAAGTCAGCGACCGGCTACCCTTATAGGCGACGAAATGGGCCTGGGGAAAACCATTCAGGCCGTTGGCGTCATTAATGTTACTCAGCCCGAAAGGGTATTGATTATCTGCCCTGCTACACTGAAATTGAACTGGAGGAAAGAACTGGAGCGCTGGCTGGTAAAGCCACACCGAATCCATGTGCTCAACTCCGGGGACACGTTCCCACGAAACGTTGAGATAGTGGTCATGAACTATGACATTGCAGCGAAGTATCAAAAAGACCTGCGCGCTATTGAATGGGACTTGCTTGTAGCCGACGAAGCGCACTACATGAAAAACCCGAAAGCGCAACGCACAATTGCGATCCTTGGAAGCGGAAAGAAAATGCCTGGCATTGCCGCCAAAAGGAAAATCCTGATGACCGGAACGCCGATTACAAACCGGCCGATTGAAATTTTCCCTCTGGTTTCATTTTTATGGCCGAGTGTGTTTAACAACCTTTTTCAGTTTGCACGCCGGTACTGCGATGCTGTAAGTAACGGGTTTGGGTGGGATTTTTCCGGCGCCTCAAATCTGGAAGAACTGCAAAACCTGCTGCGCGCAAGCGGAATGATTCGCCGCCTGAAAGCAGACGTGTTGAAAGAACTGCCGCCCAAAACCCGGCAGGTTGTCGTACTGCCGTCTGATTCTGTGCGCAGCCTGATCAGGAAGGAGGCAGAGCAAAGCGAGCGGCATAAAGAGCAAATACAGCGCCTTAGTGCCGCCGTAAAAGCCGCAAAAGCGCAGAACGACGAAGCGGCCTATAAGAACGCCGTCGGGCGTCTAAGGCAGGCAAATAATGTGGCATTCACTGAAATGGCTGCTATCCGCCGGGAGTTGGCTATCGCAAAAATTCCTTTCGTGATAGAGTACGTACAGAACATGATCGAGGCAGGCGAAAAGGTTGTGGTAATGGCCCACCACCGCGAAGTAGTGGATCAGATACAGGCCGCCTTCGGTTTGGCTGCCGTGAAACTTTACGGCGGTATGGGTGAGGGCGAAAAGTCGGCCAACGTTGAGCGCTTTCAATCTGATCCCGCCTGCCTGATATTCATTGGCTCTATTCACGCCGCCGGTGTAGGCATCACCCTGACGGCAGCGCAGAAAATGCTTTTTGCTGAATTGGACTGGACGCCGGCCAATATGCTGCAAGCGGAGGATCGTATTCACAGGATCGGTCAGCAGGGGAATGCGTTGATTCAACAACTGGTTTTTGACGGCTCCCTGGACGCAAAAATGGCCGATACACTTGTCCGGAAAATGGAAGTGATTGAACGTGCCCTGGACAGGGTTACGGAGGATGAACCAATTGACATTTTTGAAACCGAATACGCGTAAAACATGGAACTGACATTTACAACTATCGAGGAGCCAGCACGCGCCATTTTCGGCATAAGCCGCGACGAATACGCCCTCTGCAACTACATTCAGGTCTGGTCATCGCACCCTGGAAACCGAGTTCCTGGCTACTGTGACAGGACGCGGCAACAAATGGCCGACTTCATCGGAATGACGGAGCGCGGGGTACGTAAGATGCTGGAAAGACTTACGACAATCGGGCTGGTTGAGCCAAGCGCAAGCGCCCGTTATTACCGCATAACCGTCGCCTGGTTCGAGGAAGTTTCGCTGGCAAACTCTCGCCGAAAAGCGGAACAAAGTTCCGGTCAAAGCGGAACAAAGTTCCGGTCAAAAGCGGAACAAAGTTCCGGTTTAGGGGGGAACAAAGTTCCGCCACATAAAGAGTATAATAATGAGCTTAATAAGGAGGAAAAAGATATACCCGTTTCCCCTGTTTCTGACACACCCGATCCGGGACCTGAAAAAAAGAAAAAAGCCCCCTCAGTTTCGGCGCCCCCCCCAGAAGTTATTCAGGTTGTGGAATACTTGAACCAACTCACCGGCGCCGCATATCGACCCGGAACAAAAACCACGGCCGGCATGGTGAAGGCTAGGCTTTCAGATGGCTTTACTGTTGAGGACTTTGAAACTGTAATTGCTTTCAAGTGCAGGCAGTGGCTCAACGACAAGAAAATGCGCGACTACCTAAGACCGGAAACCCTTTTCTCCCCTTCGCACTTTGAGGGCTATCTGAACCAGGCGCGCCTGGCGCTTCAAAATCAACGCAACGATCAACAACAACCGCAACATGGAAAATTCACTTTCGACCCTGCTGCCGCAATCAACCGAGCTGCGCAACTCACCGAAGAACTCCGACGCGAGCGCGCTTCGGCCGGCGGCTGATCCGCAAAGTGCCAGCCTGGAAAGGGCCTGCCAGCAAGCTCTTGTAGGGGGTTCTATTTCCGCGCTGCTGAAAACCGACGACGTAAAGTTGATAGCGGCCGTACAATTGGAAGTGGAGCACTGTGCGGCGACGTATTGCGGCGCTCCAAACACGTCGGCTGATACCATGACAGAATGCGTGCGGTTTGTGCTTTCGCAGTTCGGGCACCTGTGCCCGGCTGAAATCCGGGAGGCATTTCGCCTGACAGCGGCGCATGAAATCGGAGCAAGCCTAAACGCATACAATGGCGTTTTTTCCGTCCGAATCCTGGGCGACGTGCTTTCGGCTTATGAGGATTACCGGACCCTGACCTTCCGGCGCGTAAGAGCACAGGAAAGTGAGCGGCAGGCCGAGCAGAAAGAAAAAGAACGCGCTGAAGAACTGAAAAAAGAATTTGGAGACTTTTCTGATATGCTTTCCCGCGTAATGCAGCGCAACCCGTACCAAACATTTTCTGACATCCCGAAAATATTTGCGCTTGCTGTATTTGAGCGGAAACTCATAAATGTCCCACACGACGAAAAGGGGCCTGCATGGATTCAGGCAAAGCACTTGGCCGTCTCTCGCATCTCCGGCAGAATCCTTGCCGCCACGTCGCGCACGGAGCGCAGCGATCTGCTTAAAATTAAACAACGGCTGGAAGCCGACCCTGAAACTTTCCCCTATGAATTGAAGGGCGCAGCAACAGCAATATATGCCCAAATCCTTCTTCACAAACAACTCCCGCCTTATGAGCAGCCGTAAAATTCACAGAAACAGCGTCCTGTCCTACCACACCATCCCGCCGGATAGCGTGCTGGAAGTGGCCCGTGAAATCCTGCGACAGCAGCGCGCAGGATTAAGCCCAACTGCAAACACCGTCGGACGGGCGATCAGAAAGCCCGCCAGTAGCGTAAGCGGGCGCGTAGGCGACATACGCAATCCCAAAAAAGGAAACGGCCGTGTTATGGTTGACGGCACCCTGTACCAGATTACGGAACTAGATTCGGTCATTGACCCAGAATCCGGAAAGCCGAACGCCGTGCTGTACCTGGTTGCCGTTTCGCTGATCGAAAAAGTAGCAGACGACATAGAAAAGCCGGCTTCCAATGCCAGACAAATTGAACTCCCGTTATGAAGTGCCCTGTGTGCGGTAAGCCTATGCAGGAACTGTCGCAATCCGCTACCACAAAATTCAGGCACCGAAAACTGGTGTACTCGTTCCGCTACCTGACCTGTGGCGCCCACGCCTGGCAGACGGANNGGAGGAAATGTTTCAAAAACGCGACGCGTTGAAGCGCGGCGCATTTCAAAAAAAGAATCAACAATGAGCAACGCAATGCAACAACCAAAAGAACGCCCTATCCTTTTCTCTGACGCTATGGTCCGCGCCATACTTTATGGCCCCAAAACGCAGACGCGGCGAATGAAAGGGCTTGAATTTATCAACCAAAACCCTGATGAATATGGAACTATTAATGTCGGTTTTTTTAATCCGGCGGTTAAAAACCGTGCCGGGATGCTTATTGAAGGCCCAGAGGTATTTGGGGCTTATAGTGATTCAGGCGAATGGGGTGTAAAGTGCCCTTACGGCAGCCCCGGTGATAGGCTGTATGTTAGGGAGACGTGGGGCGATCTTGCAGAGGGATATGGAGGACTAGACCCTATTTACGTTTATAGGGCCAATGCGACGCCGGGGCAAATAGGTGTTCGCTGGCGCCCCTCTATCCACATGCCCCGCGTCGCCTCTCGAATTCTACTTGAAATTACCGACATCCGCGTCGAACGCGTCTGTGATATTTCGGAGGCTGATGCCATTGCAGAAGGCGTAAAAAAGGGCTGTTTTACTGGCCACTATGTTGATTACGCGGACCAGAATTACCAATTTAATAATGCGAAAGACTCCTTTCGATCACTCTGGGAGTCCATCAACGGCCCCGAATCTTGGGATAAGTTTGTTTGGGCCATCTCTTTCAATCGAATCTTGCCATCTGAAAAACGCCAATGCCTTACGCCCTGCTCGCCTTCGGACTGGAGGAAAGGCGGAAAGTGTGATCAAAACGGATGCTACCACCCATGAGTGCCGCCCGCTGGACATCGGCAGACCTGAAGCGCTTTCAGGGCCGTAAACTGGAAGCCAAAATAAAACGGCAGCCAAAGCCCAAAGCGGCCGATAAAACGGCCCTGCTTTTTACCCGCCTTTGCGAGGCGTGCGGCCTGCCTGCCCCTGTGCCAGAATACCGTTTTCACCCGGCAAGGAAATGGCGGATCGATTACTACTTTGAAACCAACGGCAGACGCGTGGCCCTGGAAGTTGAAGGCGGGATATGGACTAATGGCCGCCATACACGCGGCAGCGGGTTTAGAAAGGATATGGAAAAATACAACGCCTTAACAGCCGCCGGAATAATGCTTTTGCGGGTTACGCCGGCAGAATTGATGAATATCGAAACTCTAAATTTGATCAAAAAAACGCTGTGGCCATAATGACACAACTTGAATTGTTTGCCGGTATTGGCGGCTTTGGCCTTGCCGGCCTATACGAAACATACTTAGACGCATTTGGACTGCTATGCAAATAATTGATTTATTCTCAGGAATTGGCGGCTTCTCTCTTGCGGGCCATTGGGCCGGGTGGCAAACGGTTCAGTTCTGCGAAATAGATACCTTTTGCGGCAGGGTGCTTGAAAAAAACTTTCCGGGCATACCAATTCATCAAGACATAAAAACACTAACCCGTGACAACATTCTTGAAAACGGAATCTGGAGGCCAAGCGAGCCAACTATCGTTGTGGGCGGCTTCCCCTGCCAACCATACAGCCACGCCGGGAGGCGAAAAGGAAACGACGACGACCGTGCGCTCTGGCCTCAGATGCTTAGAATTGTCCGAGAGGTTGAACCGGCCTGGGTTGTTGGCGAAAACGTTGCTGGCCTCCTCAGTATGGACGGCGGGCGTGTATTCGACGGTATTGTCACTGACCTGGAAAATGCGGGCTATTCGGTCGAAGTATTTGTTATTCCGGCTTGTGCCGTCGGAGCGCCGCACCGCAGGGACAGAGTTTGGATTATTGCCCACCGCAACAGCCAGCACGGCACCCTATCAGAACAGCCATCTGGCAGACGGGTCAAAAGTGCCGACTTTGACGCTTCCGGGGAAAATTGCCTTACCGCCAACCCCGACAGCCTCCGAAGTCAAGCGCACATTTCAGAATTACGACAATCCAACACTTTCGGAGGCGATACTCGGCCTACTTCCGACACCCGCTGCTGCCGACGGAATGGGCGGCCGCCAGCGCAAGGCGGGAACATATTCGGCAACGGGCCGGACGGAGAATGGCAAAGTACAGGTGAGTTTGCAGGAAAAACTGACGCTATTGATGCCGACCCCAACCGCACAGGATGCCAAAAACGCTACGCTCCCGAAGAGCCAGGCTCTTCGGGATTCAGTTCCCGACCAAATGATTCGCAATGGGATGAGCACTGGTTACAGGCTGCAACCCGCCTTTGTGGAAAATTTAATGGGCTATCCGAGTGGATGGACCGAAATATAAAGGAAGACAATGCCATATTTAGTCAAAAACTTACCGGACAAGCAATGCCCTATTTGTGGCATTACATTCAACAGGAGGCGATTCAACGGGCGGCTGGAGGACGCAGGGCGATACCTGACGCGGAAGACGTGTTCGCAGTCTTGTGGAAACACTTTGCAAAATCCTACCGACAGGACAGCCTACCATTTGAGAGCGCAGAGGTTCAAAGCGCCTTTTTGCGAAACGTGTGGATCGGATCAAAACCTGGATGCCCATCACAAGGATGGGGATATAAAGAACAACACGCAGGAGAATATTCAAACACTCTGCCATCCCTGTCACATGAAATTACACTGGAGGCAGAAGCGATCAGAAGGGCCTATGGAAAGGACAGAGGCAAGCGGATCAAAGCCCTAGGTAACGCCATTGTCCCGCAAGTGGCCTACCAAATTTTTAAAGCTATTTTATCAAAAAACAACCTTAAATATTGGGAATGAAGGCTTTACAGCAAATAATAAAAGAACTCAGAAAGATGGGAGAAGTAAGTGTTGACTATATCAACATTGAAAAACCCTGGAAAAACCCACAAACGGGTCAATGGGAACCCTTTCGGGTTAGATACATAATAAAAATAAACAATGTCACGGCCGGTAGCGGTTGGACTGTGGGGGAGGCGATTGAGTGCGCCTTCAGCCGATATAAATCAAAACACCAAAATCAGACCACAAAAAAATGACGACAGCACACAAAAATATTATCCGAGACTGGCGCCACGGCGATGATACACGAGCAGCCCGTTGGTTAACTAAACGAGGGCTACGTGTAACGCACGCACATTGCCGGTATTTCAGACTCAATGAACGGGCGTATGGCCCTGAAATGCGCAACCTTTTTACAACTGCTTACCGGAGGGTTCAACTCAATCGAAAGTATGAAGCCGAAAAAAATAATTCAACTACCGCTGCCAGAACTTCCGGAAGAAACGCGGCAACTGCTTACATTTATCGCGGAAGTCAACGCAAACGAGATTTTCAACAGCAATGAAACGGGCATACATATACACCCGCGTATCAACGGAGGATCAGCGCAACAACTGGTCAATGGCCGGACAGGAACAAGCCTGCCGGGAGTTCTGCCAGCGCAGCGGGTACGACGTGGTTCGGGTGTTTCGAGACGAAGCAGCCTTCGCTCAGACGTATCGGACCGGCAGCAGTTGATTGCCGGAGCAAAGGCGGATGAAGCCGCCCGCTGGCAGCGATACGAGGCTGCGCTGCCATTTCTTGCCAATCTGGCAAGAATTTGGGAAATTTGTCCGGTAGAAAAGAAGGCCCAATTTTTGCGCCTGCTTTTCGGTGAAAGCCTGGAAAAAACTGAAAAGGGTTATCGAACCCCACATTTAAACCCGGCGGTAAAGCATAATGCGCACAAAATCAGTACATTGGAAATAAAAATCGGAACCGAAAACGCGAATTTTGATGCGTCCGGTTCCGTTTGTAGCCCGTATGGGGCAAAAATCGAACCCATCATTACGGGGATCGGCCCCCTGGTCGAGTTCCTGACACAACTGAAAAGAGCATGA